CTCTTTTTCACAAAAATAATTATTTACTATGATTTTTTTGGAAAAAGTGGTCAAAACATAATCAAAACCCTTGAAAACACTGCAAAACAGTGTTTTTTTTATGCAAAAAATGAGAGAGGGTTTACAAATCGCAAAATGGAATGAAAGAAATGAGGTGCGATATGCAAAGCAAGAATTTAAAAGAGCAAGCCAAGGAAATCAAGAGGCTTGCAGAGGAGTCTGGACTCCAATCAAACTATTTTTTCATCACAACATTTGAGAGATATGAATATCAACTGCAAATATTGGATGATTTGAAGAAAGCCATCAATGATGAGGGCATGTTGGTGTCCAAGGAGTATGTCAAGGGCAGAAAAAACCTATACACCAATCCTGCGGTGAGTGATTTCAACAGGACAACTGATTCTGCAAACAAAACAGTGGCAACACTGCTCAGAATCCTCAAGAGTTTTGATGGGGAGGTGCATGAGGAAACAGATCCATTGTTAGACATCATCAATGGTGGTGATATGGATGGTAAACAGTAAAGCCTATGAATATTGCAAAAAATCAGTTAGAAGAAAGACCACTCCAAAATATGTGAAACTCCAGATGAGAGATTTCATGAGGATTTGTGAGGGCAAAAACAAGAAATACATTGTCAGTGCCAAAAAGGTCAAGCAAGTGGAGAACATCCTCAAGATTCTGAGGATGCCAAAAGGCTTGAAAGCAGGACAATCCCTTTTTGAATGCACAACAGGTTATCAATGGCTTTTTTATACTGCAATCCTTTGTGTTGTCTATCGAGACAATGAGGAGAAAAGGAGATATGAGACAGGAGTCCTTGAGATATGCAGAAAGAACTTTAAAACATACACCATTGCAACCATTTTCATCATCCTTTTTCTCACAGAGCCAATGTTCTCAAAGTTTTATTCAGTTGCTCCAGATGGTTCTCTATCAAGAGAAATCAGAGAGGCAATCTCTGAGACAATCCGCTCATCTCCATTGGTCTATGAGTACAAAGACCAAAAGAGATTCAAGATATTGCGTGATTATATCATGTTCAAGCCAACACAGACTCAATACATTCCATTGTCCTATTCAACAAGCAGGATGGATGGAAAGTTGCCAAATGCATTCATTGCAGATGAGGTTGGAGCATTGCCAATCTCATATGCCATTGATGCAATGAGGTCTGGACAATTGAACATTTTGAACAAGTTGGGATTTATCATCTCAACCAAATATCCAACAATAGACAATCCATTTGAGGATGAGGTTGCCTATTCCAAGAAAGTCCTTGATGGCATTGAAAAGGATGAGACAAGATTTGCTCTCCTCTATGAGCCAGATGAGACAAAAGGATGGGAGACCAATGACTTGATTCTCAAACAGGCAAATCCTGTGTCCTTGGAGATTCCAGAGATATGGGAGGACTTGAAAAAGAAAAGAGCCTATGCCATTGCAGTTGAGTCTGCAAGGGAAAACTTTGTGACAAAACACTGCAACATTATTTATCAAGGTGTTGGCACTGAGACATATGTTGATGTCAAAGATGTGCAAGAGTGCAAGGTGGCTCAGATAGATTGGAGAGGCAGAGTTGTCTATCTTGGTTTGGATCTAAGTGAGACAAATGACAATACATCAGTTGCAATGGCATCTGTGGATGATGACAACAACATCCTTGCAGAAGTGATTGCCTTTATTCCAGAGGGCAGAATTGAGGAGAAACAAGCCTCAGAAAAGGTCAATTATAGAGAGTTTATCAAAACAATGAAATTGATTGCCTGTGGAGACAAGGTCATTGATTATGCAGTTGTTGAAGATTTTATCCTTGCAATTGAGGAGAAATATGGAGTTCAAGTGCAAGCAATAGGATATGACAGATGGAATGCTCTTTCTACTGCTCAGAAATTAGAGAGGGCAGGATATAACATGGTTGAGGTCAGACAACATTCATCAGTCCTGCATCCTCCAACAAAACTTTTGAGAGAGAAAATCCTTGGTCATGAGTTTCAATACACAGAAAACAGATTGTTAGAAATAAACTTTCAAAATGCCAGATGTGTCTATGACACAAACAAAAATCAGTATGTGAATAAAAAGAAATCCACAGGAAAGGTTGACATGGTTGTCAGTCTTATCAATGCAGTTTATTTGTTGCAACAAGATGTTTTCCTCAATCAGATGGATTTCACAATTCAAACATTCTAGGAAAGGAGAGAATCAATGGGATGGTTTGATTATTTTTGGAAAAGAGATGCCACTCCTCCAGAGGTTGTGCAAGAAGAAACACCAATTGTTGATGATGTGCTCCTGCAAGCATTACTCAATGGAGAGACCATCACAAGAGAAAAGGTGATGACACTGCCATCAGTCAATGGTGCAGTTGATTTCATTTCAAACTGCATTGCCTCAATGCCTGTCAAACTATACAAGTATAAGGATGGCAAGGTTGAGGAGGTTGAAAAGGATGACAGAGTCAAGATGCTCAATGGAGACACAGGTGACACTCTGGATGCATTCCAAATGAAAAAGGCAATGGTCTCAGACTTTCTCCTTGGCAAAGGTGGTTATTGCTACATAAGGAGAAACAGAAATGATGTGACAGGTCTTTTTTATGTTGAGGATAGGTACATAGAAATCATGAAAGTCTATGAGCCTATTTTCAAGCAATATACACTGCTTGTCATGGGTGCAGAGTATAAGCCTTGGCAATTTATCAAGTTGCTCAGAAACACCAAGGATGGTGCAAGCGGTGTTGGTCTCACTGTTGAGGTGTCTAAGGCTCTGGAGACTGCATATCAAACACTGCTCTATCAATTGGGCATGGTCTCAACAGGAGGAAACAAAAAAGGATTCCTCAAGTCTCAGAGAAAATTGGCACAGGATGAAATCAACACTCTCAAAAAGGCATGGGCAAATCTCTATGCCAACAACAATGAGAATGTGGTTGTTCTCAACAACGGTCTTGAGTTCCAAGAGGCAAGCAATTCAGCAGTGGAGACACAGTTGAATGAATCAAAAAAGACATTGCAGGATGAAATCAATTCACTATTTCATCTCTATCCAGATGACTTTGAGAGGACATTCAAAGAGGCAATATATCCAATTGTGAAAGCCTTTGAGACTGCTCTCAATAGAGACCTGCTCCTTGAGAAAGAAAAGAAAAATCATTTCTTTGAGTTTGATGTCAAGGAGATTGTCAGAGTCTCAATCAAAGAGAGATATGAGGCATACAAACTTGCCAAGGAAACAGGATTCATGACACTCAATGAAATCCGCAGGAGAGAAAATATGCCATTCATTGAGGGTCTTGATGTTGTCAATGTAGGACTTGGAGCGGTTCTCTATGACACAAATAAACATGTCTACTACACACCAAACACTGACACAATCGGTGACATTGGTGATGGTGGTTCTGAGGAGCAAACAGAGGAGGAAAAGCAAGAAGAATTGAAAAAAACTCAAGACATGCTCCTTGGACATGAACTTGCCAAAGAATTTGATGAGAGTGGCAACTCATCTGATGCATAAGGAGGTGGAAAGATGGAAATTAGGGTCAGAGGTGACTGTGTTGAGATAGAGGGATATGTCAATGCAGTTGAAAGAAAGTCAAAGCCTTTGATGTCTAGGATGGGGCAGTTTCTTGAGAAGATTTGCAAAGGAGCATTTAGGAGTGCTCTTTCAAGAAATGATGATGTGAAACTATTACTCAATCATGATCCATCCAGAGTCTTGGCAAGCACAAGGGATAAAAACCTTGAATTGAATGAGGACAACATTGGACTCCATGCAAGAGCAGTCATTGAAGATGCAGAGATTGCAAGAAAAGCAAGGAATGGAGACTTTGTTGGGTGGTCATTTGGATTCTATGACAGGGATGTTGAGCAGAAAAGAGATGAGGATGGATTCCCTCTGAGAAATGTCAGAGATTTGGATTTGGAGGAGGTTTCAATTCTCGATAAGACAAAGACACCTGCCTATGATGGAACACTTGTGGCAGTGAGGTCTGAGGAGAGTTCAATTTTCTATGGTGAGTCTTTTGCAGATGGTATTCAGCTGAGAGAACTGCCAGAGGAGACAGAGGATGTGCCTAAACAACAGGAAACTGTTGAGGAAAATATTAATTATGATGAGTGGGATTCACTCATCCAAGACATGAAAAACTAAAGGAGGAAAAGCCATGTCAAAGTATTTAGAGGAAAAGAAAAACGATTTAATCACAAGAGCAGAGCAGGTGCTCAATAAGGCAAAAGAGGAAAAGAGAGAGTTGACTGATGCAGAGGCACAGGAACTTGCAGAAATCAAGGATGATGTCCGCAGAATCAAGGAAACTCTCAAACTTGATGATGATTTCAGAGAGGTGATGGATGCTGAAAAGAAAGCAGATCCAGAGCCAAAGGAGGATGTCAATGTGGATGTAAAGACAGAGGACAGAGATTGCAAGGATGCTGAAAAGAGAGCCATTGAGGAGCAGGAGAGACAGGCATTTGAGGCATTCCTCAGAAACAGTGTGATGAACACAAGAGATGGAGACCCTGTCAATCTCACAAAGGGTGACAATGGTGCAGTTATCCCTCAGACAATTGCTGACAAGATTATTCGCAAGGTATATGACATCTGTCCTATCCTTGAGAAGTCAAGCAAGTACAATGTCAAGGGAACACTCACAATCCCATACTATGATGAGTCTGAGAATGCCATCAATGTTGGCTATCAAGATGAGTTTGTTCAGATTACATCATCAGTTGGTCAGTTCACAAGCAATGTGACACTCACAGGATTCCTTGCAGGAGCACTTGCAAAGGTTTCACGTTCACTCATCAACAACTCACAGTTCAACATTGTTGACCATGTAGTTGATTTGATGGCAGAGCACATTGCAAGATTCATTGAGCATGAGTTATTAGTTGGAACATCTGGAAAGGTCACAGGTCTTTCAACACTCACAAACTCAGTGACAACTGAGTCTGCACTTGCAATCACTGCTGATGATGTCATCAAGCTACATGATGCAATCAAGGACAGATTCCAGGGCAATGCAATGTGGATCATGTCTACTCAGACAAGAACTGCTCTCAGACTCCTCAAGGATGATATGGGCAGATATATGTTGCAGGATGACATCTCTCTCCCATTTGGAACAAGCCTCCTTGGAAAGCCTGTCTATGTTTCTGACAACATGCCAGAAATCGGTGCAGGAAACAATGTCATTTTCTATGGTGATTTCAAGGGTCTTGCAACCAAGTTCAATGAGAACATCAACATTCAGATTCTCAGAGAGAGATATGCAGATGAGCATGCAGATGGTGTCATTGGATGGTTTGAGTTTGACTCAAAGGTTGAGGATGCTCAGAAGATGGCAGTCCTTAAAATGGCTCAGTCATAAAAAAGGAGTGATGAGAGATGATGTACAAGGCATTAATCTCTTTCACAGGCATTGTGGCAATGGCAAAGGGAGATGTGAGGGAAATCTCTGACACCTCCCTTGCTAATGATTTACTCAAAGCAGGATATATTGAGCAAGTCATGGATGTTATTTCACAAGATGTGACAGAGAAAAAGGCAAAGTCTCCAAGCAGAAAGGGGAATAAAAAATGAATATCAAAGCATTAATTCCATTTACAATGCGTGACAGTTCAACAGGCATACTCACATCAATTGCCTGTGGTGCAATTGCAACTGTCACTGATGAAATTGGCAATCAGTTGATTGCTGATGGATTGGCAGAGGTTTACTCTCAGATTGTTCCAAAGGGAGCACTGAGCATCTCTGCAAATGGCACTTATGATGTGACACAGTATGCATCTGCAACAGTCAATGTTGGCACTCTGACAGTGACATATGATGCTAATGGTGGCACAGGCACACTTGATGCACAGACAGTCATTGCAGGAAATTCAATCAATCTCTCTGATGGCACAGGACTCACTGCTCCAGAGGGCAAGGAGTTTGCAGGATGGGGTCTTGAGGCAACTGCAACAGAGCCAGAAGTGACAAGTCCATATGTTCCAACAGAAAATGTGACTCTCTATGCAGTTTGGGTTGACTCAGCAGATCCAGAGCCACAGTCTGAATCAGAGGCAGGAGAATAGAATCCATGATGTTGTTTAGGCAAATTCCTCAGAAAAGGAGGAAAACATTATGAATCAAATATCAGCAGTCAGTCAAATCACTGCTCAAGATGTTGCAGATTACTTGAGAATCAGTGAGGTGACAGAGGATGACACAAACACTCTCAATACACTTTTGACAGTTGCCAAGGCATATGTCACACAGTACACAGGGCAGACTTTGGAGAATCTGGACACACTCCAAGACATCATCATTGTTGTCTTTATTCTGTGTCAAGATATGTGGGATAATCGAGCACTCTATGTTGACTCATCAAATGTCAATAGAGTGGTTGAGTCCATTTTGGGTCTGCATTCGGTGAATTTACTATGATAAATGCAGGAAAGTACAACAAAAAAATCAGCATATATCAGACAACAGTTGTCAAGGATTCACAAGGATTCCAAAGCAAGCAGAGAGTCCTTGTCTTGCAACCATATGCCAATGTTAAAACAACAAAGGGCATGACACTCATCAAGAACAACAGTGATTTTGAGAAAGCATTCACAAATTTCACAATCAGATTTCCTCAGACTCCTATCAATCGAGATATGGAGATTGAGTTCAATGGCAAGACATACACCATTGAATATCTGAACAATGTGAATGAGGCAAATGTGGAACTTGAAATCCAAGCCAAAGAGGTGACTCACTAATGGCAAAGTTTGAGATGCAACTCCCAGATGAAATCATGAGAGATTTTCAAAGAATCCATGACAATTCTGAGGAGATATTTGGAGCAATGACCAAGGCAGGAGCAGAGGTTGTTGAAAGCAATATCAAAGCAAACTTGCCTCAGAGCATCCGCAATTCAAAGATGATGGATTGTTTGAGAGTCACAAGAACATATAAGACACCATCAGATGATGGAATCAATACAAAGGTTGGTTTCTATGGATATTTCCAGAATGAAAATGGAGAGACTGTTCCTGCTCCTTTGGTGGCAAATGTCTTTGAGTATGGCAGGAGCAACTTGCCATTTCCAAAACAACCTTTCATGAGGAAATCATTCAAAAAGGCTCAGATTGAGCAAGCCATGTTGGATGCCCAAAGGAAAGCAAGTGGAGGATTATTGGAATGAATGAATTGATAGAATCTATCTTTCAAAATTTCACAGTGGATGGAGTTGCAATTCCTGTCTCATTCATGTTCTATGAGGGGCATGGAGAGCCATATGTGGTCTATATGCAACAGGATGCAGATGGCTCACTCTCTGGAGATGATGAGTTGGTTGGATATGTTGATTATTATGATTTTGATGTCTATTCAAAAGGCAACTATGTGAACATTATTGAGAGTTTAAAACAGATATTAAAGAACAATGGTTTTGTGTGGCAACCAAGCAGAACATCTCAAGATTTCTTTGAGACTGACACAGGTTATTATCACAAGACCTTAAATTTTGCGATTTTAAAGGAGGAAAACTGAAATGGCAAAAATCGGTTTAAGAAATTTCCTCTTTGGTCTCTTGACTGAGGAGGAGGATGGAACTGCAACATATGGTGTTGCACAGAAACCTGCAAAGGCTATCTCATGCACTGTTGACATTTCCAACAATGATGCATCTTTGTATGCAGATGATGGACTTGCAGAGTCAGACACATCATTCCAGAATGGCACAGTCACACTTGGCATTGATGATGAGGACTTGGCAACAATGGCAACTCTCCTTGGTCATCAGATTACTGATGGCAACATGGTGAGAAATAGTTCTGATGTTGCTCCTTATGTTGGACTTGGCAGAATCATCACAAAGATGATTGGTGGAGTCTACAAGTACAAAGTTGAGTTCCTTTGCAAAGTTAAGTTTGGAGAGCCATCACAGGAGGACAACACAAAGGGTGAGACTCTTGAGTTTGGCACATCTGAGATTGAGGGAACTGTCAATGCTCTTGCCAATGGTGATTGGTCAATTGCTCAGACCTTTGATTCAATGGCAGAGGCTCAGACATATCTCAACAGTCTTTTCAACACTGCAACACCATCAAGTGATGATGACACAGAGCCAACAGGCACACAGTACACTGTGACTTATAATGCTAATGGTGGCACAGGTGAGGTTGCTCCTGTCACAGTTGATGCAGGAGATTCAATCACACTTTCTGATGGCACAGGACTCACTGCTCCAGAGGGCAAGGAATTTGCAGGATGGGCAAAGACATCTACTGCTCAGAGTGCAACAGTGACAAGTCCATTCACTCCAACAGGAGACACAACACTCTATGCAGTGTACACAGATGCAAATTAATTTGAGGAGCGGATTTTAAAGTCCGCTCCATTTTATTTTATTGGAGGAAATGAAATGAAAGATTTTAATGGGGAAATCCAATATAAAGGCAAGTCATACAAGCTAGTTTTCAACCTCAATGTCATGGAGGCAATTCAAGAGGAATATGGCTCTATTGACAATTGGGGTGCTCTCACAGATGGCACTGTCTATGCCAAGGCAGAATATGAAAAGCAAAACAATGCAATCCCTTGGGATGATTTAAGTGATGAGGATAGATCCAAATTCACAGGAGAGCCAGATGCCAAGGCAGTCATCTTTGGTTTCACTCAGATGATTAATGAGGGCATTGACATTGACAATGAGGACAATGGCACAGATGACAAGCCACTCTCACTCAAGCAGGTTGGCAGATTAATCACAGAAATTGGTCTTGCTAATGCAACAAACACTCTCAATGAGACTGTTATTGCAAGCACAAAGGGTGAGGAAAAAAACGAATAATCCAAGATGAGTATGACCCTGTGATTGACTTTTCTTGGTTCTATTTTATCGGAAAGGCAAAACTAGGTTTGTCTTTCAAAGAAACAGGGAGATTGACTTTGACCATGTTCAACAGATTGTATGGTCATTATAAAACTGTTTGGAGTATAGAAATGAGACTCACTCAAGCCAATATGACTTATGAGGAGGCATTTATTAAATCCCAACAGGATGAGGAATGGTTTTAAGGAGGAAAAAACATGGCAGGATTTGGTGGTTCTGTCAAGCTGACAGGAGAATCTGAATACAAGAAAGCACTGTCTCAAATCACACAGAATTTGAAAGTTGTCAGTGCTGAAATGAAAGCCACATCAAGCAGTTTTGATGCAGGTGAAAAATCAGAAAAAGACCTTGCCAATGCCTCAAAGGAATTGAGTGCCTCTCTGGACAAACAAAAGTCTGCTCTTTCAACTTTGAAAGGGCAACTGTCTCAGATGAGTGCAGAATATCAAAAGAGCGGACAAAAACATCAAGAATTAGTCAATAAATACAATGATGAAAAGAAAAAACTTGATGAGATAGGCAAAACTCTTGGAACATCCTCTGCTGAATACAAAGCACAACAGAAAGTTGTGACTGAGTTGGGGCAGGAGGTGGACAAGAGTGCCAAGGCATATGATTCTCAAGGCAAAGCCTTGAATCAAATGAAAATCCAGACTGCCAATGCAGAGACCACTGTCAATCAGACTGCACAAGCCTTGAATAAATTAGGCAATGAGGCAGAGGACAGTGGCAAAAAAGCAAAAGAATCTGGAGATGGATTCACAGTCATGAAAGGTGTCCTTGCAAATCTAGCAACACAGGCAATCAATTCATGCATTGATGGTCTCAAAAACATGGGTTCTGCCATGAAAGAGGCGGTGTCTGAGGTTGGTGCAGTGGGAGATGCCATTGACAAGTCATCACAGAAACTTGGCATCAGTTCGGACACCTATCAAGAATTATCATATGCAATGGAGAGAAGTGGAGCATCAATTGATGATGTGTCCAGAGGAATGAAAAACATCACAACTGCAATTGCAGACACTCAAAATGGTGTTGAGGGTGCAAGTGATTCCTTTGATTCTCTTGGAGTCTCACTCAAAAATGCAGATGGATCTATGAAATCATCAGAGCAGGTGCTCCTTGATTCTATTGATGCCTTGGCAGGAATGAGTGATGAGACTCAAAGAAATGCAATGGCAAATGATATTTTTGGCAAGTCCTATCAAGAACTTGCTCCTCTCTTAAATTCTGGGTCAGATGGTATTCATGCATTGATGCAGGAGGCTCAAGATTATGGCATGGTTATGGGGCAAGATGCGGTGCTTGCATCTGCATCCTATGAGGACAGTTTGACCAAGCTACAAGGCACTATGAGTGGCATGAAAAACAACATGGTTGGTGCTTTTTTGCCATCAATCACACAGGTCATTAATGGATTTACTGACCTTGCAATGGGCAGTGAGGATGCAGGAGCACAGATTGAGCAGGGTGTCAAAGGAATGATTGAGCAATTTACAAGCATGATTCCGCAAGTCACTGAAATTGTGACAAGAATTGCTGACACAGTGCTTGCAGTTGCTCCTCAGATTTTGACTGCTCTTGTGGAGGGCATAACAAGTGCCATTCCACAACTCATGCCTGTTATATCGAACATCATAACAACTTTAGTTGGCACAATTATCCAATTATTGCCTCAGTTACTAGAGGCAGGAGTCCAGATTCTTGTTGGATTGATTGAGGGCATAACATCTGCCATCCCACAATTGATGGAAATGTTGCCAACAGTCATCACAAGCATTGTCACTGCTATCACTGACAATTTGCCTTTGATTATTCAAGCAGGACTTGACCTTTTATTGGCACTCACTGATGGCATCATTGGAGCAATTCCACAACTTGTGGCTCAATTGCCTCAAATCATCACAAGCATCATCAATTCTTTGCTTGCTAGTTTGCCATTAATTATCAATGCAGGAGTGCAACTTTTGACTGCTCTTGTCCAAAATATGCCAACAATCATCAATGGAATTGTCCAAGCATTGCCAACACTCATCACAGGACTCATAAATGGTCTTATGCAGAATTTACCTGCAATTATCAATGCAGGAGTGCAATTGCTTGTTGCTCTTGTGCAGAATACACCTGCAATCATAATGGGAATTGTGTCTGCCTTGCCTCAGATTATATCTGCAATTGTCCAAGGCATCATTGAGGCAGTGCCTCAGATGGCAGAGACAGGACTGCAACTTGTCCAAGGTCTCTGGGAGGGCATAAGCAATGCAGGTGAATGGATCCTGGAAAAGATAAGAGGATTTGGACAGGGAATCTTGGATGGTATCAAAGGATTCTTTGGAATCAAATCACCATCAACAGTCATGAGAGACCAAGTTGGTGGATTCTTGGCAGAGGGCATTGGAGAGGGATTCTCTGATGAGATGAACAATGTCAACAAGCAGATGAGCAAAGAGGGTGATGACACCATCAAAACCCTTGCAAAAGGCATGGATGGTGGCTCTCCATCACTCACAAACACTGCTCAAAAGTTAGCTAGTGACATTGTCAAGACTTTCAATGCAAGCAAGGGTCAATTCACTGCAATTGGAACAAATATTGTCCAGATGATAAGCAATGGAATCTCACAGACTAGAAATTCAATTTCAACTCTAGTCAATCAGATAATCCAGAGCATCATGACAAGTTTTAGAAATGCAAATGCACAGTTCATGACTGTTGGAAAGACTCTTGCATCAAGCATCAACACAGGCATTTCAAGTTCAAGACAATTAATAGTGAACACTGTGACATCCATTGCAGTTGCACTTGTAAATGCGTTTAGATCCAAAGCAAGTGAGATGAGAACAGTTGGCACATTGCTCATAAATCAATTGAATGGTGGCATTTCTAGTGGCAGAGCCACAATCACAAGCACCACAAGGAGCATTGCAACATCAATGATTTCTGTTTTGAATGGTTACAATGGGCAGTTCAGAGATATTGGAGAAAACTTTGCCCAAGGTGTCAAAAAAGGATTCCTTTCTCAAGAAAGCAGTGTCAAGAGTTCAGTCAATGCCATGATGGAAAGGATTGTGAAGTCTGCCAAGGATAAAATGAAAATTGAATCTCCATCAAAGGTCTGGGCAGAGATTGGTGATTATATGGCACAGGGTCTTGATGTGGGATTTGTCAATGAAATGAAGAATGTCACCAAGGACATCAACAATTCATTGCCATCAAGCATCAATGGAGCAAGTGCCACTGCAAGTCAGTCCAATAATTCAATTGATAGCATGGTCTCTGCTTTCAAGGAGGCTCTCTATCAAGTCAAGATTGAGATGGATGATGAGGAAATGGGCAGATTTGTTGATAAAACTGTCACAAGATTAGTTTACACATAGGAGGTGGAGGCATGGATTATGTCATCCTAAATGGTGTCAAAAGCACCACCATAAAAGGACTATTGATTGAGTCCTTGCCTCCAATCTCCAAGCCTCTCATGAGGACAAGTGTTGAGGAGATTGATGGCAGGGATGGAGACATTGTGACCAAATTGGGATATTCAGCATATGACAAGCCAATGTCTATTGGTCTATTTGGTGATTACAATGTGGATGAGGTCATTCAGTTCTTTGATTCACAGGGAACTGTGA